AAGGCTTATTCAGAGGGGCGCGATAAAGAATATATCGCCTTAAAGCAACAGCAACAAGCCTTGATGGGTGAAATCCGTGTTCGCAAAAACGTGCTTAAAGAGTTGCGCGAACAATCCAATGCCCTTGAAGAAGAAGCAAGCAAAATAGAGCAAGCGAACAAAGAAACACAAAAAGCCGCGTCCGCCCACGCAACCTTGCGCCAACAAATAAAGGCAGTCAAGGAAGAAATGGCGAATTTGCAAGCAAACGGCATTGATGAAAATTCGGCAGCTTACAAACGGTTGGTGAATGAGTTGGGACGACTGCAAGACATTCAAGGCGATATTGCCGCACAAGGCAAGATAATGTCTAATGATGAAAACCAATTCGCGGGTATGTTGTCCGGCTTGCAAGGCGTTGTCGGCGGATTCACGGCGGCACAAGGTGCAGTTGCCTTGTTCGGTGCGGAAAATGAGAACTTACAACGTATTATGTTGAAAGTTCAAGCCTTGATGTCAATTACAATGGGATTGCAACAAGTCGCACAAACCTTGAACAAAGATTCGGCGTTTTCGCTTGTTACATTGAACGGCTTGCGTGAATGGTGGAACAACCTTTTGGATGTCGGACGTGGCAAGCAGGAAGCCGAAATTATCGCCATTAAAGCAAACACGGCGGCAGAAATCGAAAATGCGGTTGCGGTGGAAGCAAACGCCGGGGTAAAGGCGACGCAAGAAGCCGTAACGAGTGCCGGGGCAAAAGCACAAGTCGCAAGCACGGCTTCAACAAAAGCCAACACCGCAAGTCAAATCGGCAATACCATTGCAACAGGCGGTCAAGCAGCGGCGGCAAAAGCCGGAACGGTGGCAAATATCGGACTTGCCGGAGCTTTCCGAATGGTCGGGGCGGCGATAAAGTCAATCCCGGTTATCGGTTGGGTTCTTGCTGGAATTTCGGCTTTGGTCGGGATTCTTTCACACTTTATCGGCAAGGCGAATGAATCAAAGGAAGCAGCAAAAGAGTTCGGAAATAATGTCATTGAAGCGTGTTACAAGCCGATTGGCACAGTTGAAATGTTGTCGGCGCAATGGAAATCACTTGGTGACAATTTGGAAGCCAAAAAGAAATTTATTGACAATAACAAAAAAGCATTTGATGAATTGGGCGTGTCCGTGTCGGGTGTTACTGATGCGGAAAACCTACTTGTTGCCAACAAAGATGCGTTTATTGAAGCGCAGATTGCGAAAGCGAAAGCAACCGTTCTTATCAACCAAGCAATGGACTTGATGAAAAAGAAAATGGAAACGCAAAACCGCATTGACACGGGCGATTATTGGGACACTTTCGCATATTCTTGGAAACGCGGCTTACATAATGAATTGTACGATTTGCAAGACGATATAAGAAGTTATGATGCACAAATGCAGAATCTTTTTACACAGGCTTACAACACACAAGTTCAAGGGTGGACTTTGCTTCAAAAAACGGGTGTTCAAGCAACGCAGACATACGCGGAAGGCACTTTGGGCGCAATCGAACAAGCGATTCGCCTTAAACAAGAAGCATTAAAGAATTTGACGAATAATGATGATTACAAAAAGGGCTTGAAAGAAATTGAGGCTTTGCAAAAGCAAGCCAACAAAATAACCGGGACAACGAGAAAAAAAAGTGGCGGTGGTAGTGCCAAAAGTGGCGCGAAAAAAGACCAGTTCTTGGAGAAATTGAGCAAACGCAAAACCGAATATGCCCGATTTATGAAATGGATAAATTCGGGTGATGCGATATTGGTAAAATCCGCAAATAAAGAGTTCGCTGGGCTTCTTAAAGAGGGTGCGACATACATTGATTACCTGAAAAACCAACGCGAAATCATTTTGCAAGTTGGTGTCGCCAACCGCACGAAAGCGCAAAACAAACAGTTGCGCCAACTCAATGATGCAATCGCGGAAGAAACAAAGAAAACCGTTCTTGAAGCATTCAACGCCGAATTGTCCGAGCAACTCACAAATGCCCAAACGGTGCTTGAAATGCTTAGTATCATTGAAAAGAAACGCAAGGAGTTAAGCAACGACGGAACGGAACTTGACAATGCAAAGTCGCAAGCCCTTGACGATGCACAAAGGCAAGCGGAAGAACAAGCCAAGAGCGAAACCGAAACTTTGCTTGAAAATTACGCTTCTTATGCAGAAAGGAAACGCCGGATTGAAGAACAATTCAATGCCGATATTGCCTTGTTGCAGCGCAAACGCGCGCAAGCAACAAGCGATTCGGAACGTGCCGAAATTGATGCGACGATAAGAAACCGACAAAGGCAGTATGAAACCGATTCGCAAACGTCCGGCAATGCCGATTATGATGCGATGTTGGCAGATTACGGCACGTTTGAGCAGCGCAAACAAGCAATCATTGACGAATACGAAAAGAAGCGCAGAACCGCGCAAGAGATGGGCAACACTGAAATGGTCGAGCAAATCGACAAGGCACAAGCGCAAGCCCTTTCAAAATTCGCCCTTGATGAATTACAGGTACACCCGGATTGGGCGTTGATGTTTGGCGACCTTGACGAAATCACGACTGCGAAACTTGAAGAACTGATTGCCAAAATCAACAATCTTGACGGCGCGTTTCTTGGTGTTGAGTTCGACCCGAAAGACCTTGAAACCTTGAAGAAGAAAATTCAAGAAATGAAAGATGAAATCCAAGAACGCAACCCATTCAAGGCTTTAATTTCAGGAATCAAGGATTATTCAAAGGCAGCCGACAGCGAAAGCAAGAAGAAAGCCTTGAAAAATATGTTTGAAAGCGCAAGCGGTTCAATCGACCTTGCGAAAGGTTCGCTTGATGCGGTCGTTTCCGGTATGGACAAGATGGGTGTTGCGATGGACGATAACACGCAAGCGATTCTTGGTGATATTGGCGGAATCCTTGACGGTGCAAGTCAGATTGCACAAGGTATCGCGACGGGCAACCCCTTGTCGGTCATTCAAGGTTCAATCGGTTTTCTTTCATCGGCATTCGATTTGTTCAATTCGCGCGACCGCAAGGCGGAAAAGCAAATCAAGAAGCACCAAAGCGCATTGAAAGACCTTGAAAACGCTTACAACCAACTATCTTGGGCAATCGACAAGGCGTTGGGCGCAAAAGTTTATGATGGACAAATGCAAGCGATTCACAACATGGAGCAGCAACGCGAACACCTCAAAGGAATTTGGGAAGCGGAGCAAAGCAAGAAAAAAACCGACAAAGACAAGGTGCGTGATTGGCAAGAGCAATATGCGGAACTTGGGCGGCAAATACAAGATATGTACGAGTCAATCGCCAAAGACATATTGCAGACCGATGCGAAAGACTTTGCCGGGACGTTGGGCGATGCGCTTGTTGAAGCATTCAAAAAGGGTGAAGATGCGTCAAAGGCTTTTGAACAAACAGTGAATGAAGTTCTACAAAATGCCATTGTAAACCAACTGAAAAAACGATTCCTTGAACAACAGCTTCAAGGCGCGTTGGACAATCTGATGGGGTCAATGGGTTATTGGAACGGCGACGACTTCATTTTTGACGGCTTGACCGACACGGAGATTGAACAATTCAAAGCAAAGGTTCAAGCCGCGTCAAACAATTTCAATCAAGCCTTGTCGATTTATAAGGACTTGTTCAAGGATATAACCGAGGACAACACCGATGAATCATTGACGGGTGCGGTCAAGGGCGTAACAGAAGAAACGGCAAGCATTGTCGCCGGGCAAATCAACGCGGTTCGCATTAACCAACTTGAAGCCACAGCGATATTACGGCAACAGCTTCAAGCCTTGAACACGATTGCGGCGAACACCGCGTTCAACCGCTACTTGGTCAAATTAGACCGCATTGTGGCGTTGTTGGAAAAGTCCGACAATTCCTTGCGTTCACAAGGTTTGTCCTAATATGTATCACTATAATACAAATTAACATGGATATTACAAAGTATCTTGCAAGACAAGCCAAGAAAAACGGCATTTGCAAAGCATGGCACAAGGAATTATTGACCTTGACCGATAAAGATGCGTTGTGCGAAATGTACTTGCGCGGAATTGACTTTTGTTTGTCGAATGATTACCCGGACAACGACTTCATACGAAGTCATTTCAAGGGCGTAATGGAGAAACACGGTGTTTTCCTTGACGACAAAGTTTCCGTTGAAAATACCCCCAAATGCGTGTGTTTGGGGGCGTGTTCCGGACAAATCACCATTGACGGCTTCAATGTGTGTGAAGTGTTCGTGAAACACGATTCGGCATTAACCATTTCCGCAAGGGGTAACGCCTTTGTGATGGTAGATGTGTTCGACAATTCGACAATCATTGTTCAGGCATACGACCGGGCGAAAGTGTGCGTGAACCGATACGGTGGAACAATCCACGATTGCGCTATTGATGATGCGACAATAAAAATCCGGGAGAAAAACAAAAAAACATATTGATATTGATATGGATGCAAACAATATAATTATTCAAATGCCTTTCGATGAAAGTGATGGTGCGTTGATTGCATACGATTACGGCCAAAACCGCGCCGATGGTTCGGTTGTCGGTGCGCATTTCGTCACCGGAAAGAACGGCAACGCAATTTCATTTAGTGGTGATGATTATTGCGAGGTGTCGAAAAGCATTTTGCCGAATATGAACACCGAATTTTCAATTCTTGCTTGGGTTCAAGGTCGGGAAACCGAATGCGGTTCACCCCAAAAGATGATTTGGGTGTTGAGTTTTTCGGGGCTTAACAACTTTGTAGAAGTTCCGATTCAAGCAAAGCCCGGTTCGTGGTTTTCGCTTGCCGTTACAAGGCGCGGAAGCACGTTCAATTTCTATGTCAATTCACAGTTGATTAAGACCGTGAACAATTCCGGTGCATTGCAAGGCATTTCGCTTAACCAAGATTATTACGGCGGTGAATACGGTTTTGGTTTGCTTGACGATGTGAAGATTTACAAGGTTGCCTTGCTTCAAGCCGACCTTATCAATGAGTTGTCAAACGTGAAACAACAAGCATACTTGTTGGATGGTGTGGACTTCAAGGATTACGGCGTTTATGTATCCGGGTCGGACGGTATCTTGAACCGCCCTAAACTCAAAGCCCCGGCAAGTCTTTCTTGGGACAATTACCACGGTGAAAGCGTTGATTTGATGCACAAGTTCTTTGAATCACGCGAAATCACCTTGTCTTGCTTTGTCAAGGCAGAATCTAAGATGGACTTTATCAAGCGCGTTTCCGATTTTGAAGCCTTATTCGACACGCAGGGAACAAACCGCCTTGTCATTGACGTTCACCCGATAAAACCTTTGATTTACGAGGTCTATTGCAAAGATGCAATCGAAATCCAAAAGACGTGGGACGATGATTTAATGGTTGGCACGTTCAAGTTGAAATTGATTGAACCCGAACCCGTGAAGCGTGTGTTGAAACATATTTGCATTTCGGAAGCGACCAAGACTTGCACAATCACTTTGACCACCTCAAAACTTGTGAATATCTATTGGGGCGATGGACAGGTTGATTATGATGTGTACGGCGACAAAAAGACCATTACGCACGTTTACACAGACAACGGCGACTTTTTCCCCGTAATAACGGGGTGTATTGATGAAATAACCGACTTTCAAACAAACGCGATTGTTGTATGGGAGAAAATTTGATAATTCAGAAGAAGAACGGAAATCGTGTGCCATTGGAGAATCGGCGCACGGCAACCCGTATAACGTCCGGCAAGCAGACTTGGGCGTTGAATGCCGACGACAAGTTGGACTTTACCGTTGAATCACCGTTTCCGCAAACGTATGAAATCGGCGACCGAATAACCGTGTTCGGGCGTTTATATACGTTAAACCGCTTGCCGAAAGTGAAGCGAACAGGAATGCACGAATTTTCCTATGACTTGGAATTTGAGGGCGTACAATACGACTTGTTGCGTGTTACCTATGACTTGACCATTGACACGACCAACAACAAATTGCAAGACGTTCAAGGCGATTCCCTGACGGGTGATTTGCACCACTTTATGTCTGTGTTGATTGCCAATGCAAACCGTGTCTTTCCGGGCAAATGGAAGATGGGGACTTGCCCCGAAACAATCGGCGACAAGACCTTGACTTTCGGTGAATCCGATAATTGCTTGGCGGTGCTGCAAAACCTTTGCAGCGAAAGCAACTTCAATGTCGAATTTGAGATTGTAAGCGTCGGCGACGTTCACACAATCAACCTTAAAGCGAGTGTTGGACAAACCTTGCCTTATACGTTCCAATATGGCAAGGGGCGTGGCTTGTATGCCTTGAACCGTGAAAACGTGTCAAGTGCAAATATCATTACCCGATTGAAAGTGTATGGCAGTACGGAAAACATAACACAAAAGTACCGTGCCGACCGCCTTTGTATGCCGGGCAAGAGCAAGGCGCAATCTTACATTGAAAAGCCGGAAGCGGTCGCCAAATACGGTGTTTTTGAGGGTCGCAAGAACTTCAATGATGTCAAGCCGACATTTACGGGAAAGGTCGGGGCTATCGTGCAAGGAAACGTGTTGCAGTTCCAAGATAACACCTTTCCTTTCGACTTGAACGCAAAAGAGCCTGACGGCGTAACAACGAAGTATCTTATTAACGGGGTTGAAGCGAAAATTCACTTCAACACGGGCAACCTTGCCGGATATGACTTCACCGTGTGCAAATACGACCACGCAACACATACATTTACCCTTAACAAATTGACCGACGACCGGGGCGATGTGTTCCCGTCTGAAACGTCCCCAGCATTTCAATTCGCGGTCGGCAATGAATACAAGATTTTGGACATTGCTTATTCAAGGGATATTGAGGAAGCCGCCGAAATGGAATTGGCAGAAAAAGGTAATGTGTATTACGACCAAAATTGCCAACCCAAAGTGCAATATGGATTGACCGTAACAAAAGAGTGGTTGCAAAAACTCGTCAATGCCGATGCAAGCAAGATAGTTAATGTATTCGCCCCCGGTGATTACTTGCGTGTTGTGGACAATGAAATTGATGTGAACAAGGCAATCCGCATTAAATCATTCGTCCGCAATGTGCTTGACCCTTACGATTACACCTTGACGATTTCGGACATGACGAGCGACACCAACATAACAACGCGCGTGATTTCCGAACTTATCAACATTGACAAGGCATTGACCATTAACAACCTTAAAGACCCGGCACGGGCAAGGGCAAATTGGCGGTCAAGCCGTGAAGTTTTGGACATGGTGTTTGACCCGGAGGGCGACTATTATACCGACAAAATCAAACCCAATTCGATTGATACGCTTGCATTATCGGTCGGCGCAAAGTCAATGCAATTCGGCTTGACAAATACCGTATTCCAACCGAACTTCAACGGCGACAAGAACGTATTGAAGTGGCAAGGCGGTGTCTTGACACATTACACAATCAACGAGGAACACGCCGTTTCTTGGATTCTTGCCGACGGTCAAGCAACCCTTTCGGCTGATTCTGATGCGTTCTACATTTACGCGAAATGCTCAAAGGCGGACGATTCCGGCACAATCGTTTTGGAAAAGATACAACACAAGGTCGATTCCGATGCGAACTACTATTATTTTTGGATTGGCGTTCTTAATTCGGTTGATAAGGAGTTGAAAGCACGTTCAATCGCCTTGACGTATGGTTTTACGATGGTGAACGGTCGTTTCATCAAGACCGGTCGCATTGAATCCGCCGACGGAACGACATATTTTGACCTTGACAATTCCGAAATCGGCGGTCGCATTGTGTT